AATGATGTATCAATAGAACCAGTTGCTGTAATTTTTATTATTCTATTAGCAGTGGTTCCTTTATATGTTGTAAAATCACCACTTAATATATATCCATCTTCAACCTCTAATATATGTTTTACATCATTATTAAAGCCTGTTCCTATGTCAAATCCTAATTGTGTTGATGTTGCTCCTAATGGTATAACAAATTGTGATTGTTGTGCTACAATTCCTACATTAGAATAACTATTAAATGAACCACCTAAAATAAATCTATCACCTAAGTTTGATATAGTCTTCAATGTTGGTGCTCCCCAACTAACAGTAAATACACCTGTTGTATCTTCACCATCTGGTGATAAAATACCAGTTTCATCAAGAACTGCTATATTCTGTGTTGTTGTTCCTTGCACTGTACCAAAGTTACCAACTACAACTAAGTTACCATTGTCATTTAATAACATATCAAATCCACCAGTTGTATATATTGAATTTCCATTATCTAAACCTTGACTAATAACATTAAATGTTAAATCAGGAACCCAATTGTTAAATGTATTTTTATATAGTCTTATGATTTTATTACAAGCAACTCCACCACCATATCTTTCAAACTTACCTGTTACATATATTCTATCTGATGGATCTACAAGAACCTTCAGAACATTCTCACTAAGTATTCCACCTGGTGAATTATCTAAATCAGTAGGAACTTTTGAGACTGCTCCTGTTGATGTAAGTATTATTATATTACCACAAGCTGTATTATTATACATATAAAAATCTCCACCTATTACTATATCACCATTTGATTGTAAATCAATAGTTCTTGGGTAACTATTATTTAAAACAAATCCTTGATTCACACCACTAAAAGCAACATCTTTAATACCTGTTGTTGTCAATCTAATAATTCCCTTACAAGGTGTTGAACCATTCCATAGTGTCATAACACCAGCAACTATAAGTTTTCCATCAGGTTGTAATTTAATTGCCATAACTGGTCTATCAAAACCAATACCTACTGGATAAGCCAAATCTTGTGTTCCATTAGCATTTAATCTTTGTATTCCTTTTTTACCACCAACTGTTAAAGAATTACCTAAGTATATTCTATCACTTGAATCTATTTCTAATGTTGTTAAATCAACTGAAAAGTCTGGTGGTGTAAATGATGTGTCTAAAGTAAAGTCAGTATTTAATCTACATATTTTTCTACTTGATAAAGTTACACCTTGATAAGATGTAAATCCACCAACACAAATATACTTACCTGTGCTTTGTCTTTTAATAACATTTACTACTCCATTAAAGCCATTACCAATAGAGGCATTATCACTTGTATTAGGTGTTAAATCACTATTTAACATAGTAATATATCCATTGGCATTAGTATAATCTGTTGATTCTTTAAATACTTTATCCCAGCCATCAAATCCATTAAAAGATAATGGAACTCCATTATTACTAATTTGATAACCAAATACATCACCATCTCTTGGTGTATCAATAAAGTTTATATCTAATGTCAATTTTCTACTCATTACTTATTCTTATCTTTTTTATTTTGTTCTTCTACAAAGTTATCCCAAATCTCTTCTGCTGTTAAATTAGCAAGTCCTTCTAATTTAGGATCTATATTTGGTTCTATAAAGTTTTTAGGTTTAATACCTTTTATCATTATACTTCTTGCTATGGCAAACTTTAATCCTGATCTACTTAAAAACTCACCATTCTTTCCTCTTGGTGCAATTCCTTTCTTTACAATCCATTTATCCAAAACTGATGGTGGTATCATCTTTCTAAAAGAATAAGGTGAGCCCCAACTAACTTGTGTTCCATTTACTCCTTTATCTTGATACTCACCATATTCTTTCATTAGTATATTTACTTCATAACTATTCTCTGTTAGAACTATATCTGCTTGAATAGAATTTCTCAATTCACCTGAACTATTAGGTGCTGCTGCTTTTATATCTTCAACCATAGCATCTATGTATGCTTGTATGCTCTGTGAAATTGTAATCATCTAATTAGCAATAATTTTGTGTGTTAGGAACTGATAACTTTAATGTGATGAACCACCCATCCAAACTATTATATCCACTCATCTCTACTTTGTTAGCATCTGTTACTGATACTAATTCTATTAAATCATCATTATTCTGTAATCTTAAATAATTTACTAAGTCATTTATGATTGCTGATGTGATGTTTAAGTTATCAATATAATTATCATTACCATTATATTTATCTCCTGGCTCTTTACTTATATCTCTCTGGTCTAAAACTGCTACTTCAAATGTGAAAAATGTAACTCTACTATTAGAAAAATCTGCACTTGTAGGGTTTACAACAGCAAGTGGATATATATTCTTTTTGTATAAGTCTTTATCTCCATCTCTTGCTTCTATAACAGTATTTACATTTACATTATTTAATAATCTTTGTTTAAGTAAATCTATTGTTAAATAAAATTGGTTCATTTAATTTTTCTATTTTATATAAAAACACCTTAATGTTCTTTTGTTTATTATTCTATAATATATCTATCTATATATCTATATCATTATTATTGTTCCTCGCTTTTCAACAATAATTGTAATTTTAAGTCTCTTACTTCCTCCTTTAACCTCTCAATAAGTTTTCTTAATTTTGTAATCTCATCACTTGGTTTAATGTTTAATCTTGTTGTGTAATCACTTTTGTAAGCTCCCATTATCTAATTCTATATTTTTGTATCTGTGGTTTCTTTAACCTATGACTAATGATATACCTTGCTGCATCTATTAAGTGATTCCACATATCTATTGGTTTCTCACCTTTCTCAGCCCACACATAATTGTTAAACTCCTTTATTAAGTTCTTACTCTCTGGATCTATAATAATCTTAAATCCTCTCATCAATAATATACCTTCCTTAACTGAGCCTGCTCCTTTAACACATGGTTGTGTATTTACTCCTTTTCTTTTTATCTCCTCAATCAATCTTCCTTCTGCTGAATCTGCTACAATCAATTTGTTTCCTGCAACTGACTTAAATATATAAGCCAACTCATCTGTTGTCAATCCTGTTTTGTATAACTCTTCCTTCAACCAAATAATGTTTCTCTTCTTATCTATACTAACCTTAACTAAGGTGTTAGGGTCATTACTCCAACCAAAATCTGCGCCACATTCCCAATCACTATCCTCATTAAACTCACCTACTTCCCAATTATCAAATATAACACCCTCTGCTACATCTAAAAATCCTCCAAGTATTGTGTGCTCATACCACTTAGGATCTTCTGCCTGTCTTCTTCTAATTGCTTCTAAGAAGGTGTCTGGTAGTTTGTCTTCTATATCTAAAAATGTTGTATGAATATAAGTTATATCTTTTGTCACCAAATTACAACCATCCTTAATTCCTCTCTTCTCATAAAATCTATCATATATCCAACTGGCTTTTGTTGTTGGGTTAAACAATAATATAATTTTATTAAAATGTAATGAACTTCTTATTGATAAATCTATCTTATCAAATGTATCTTCATTTGGTATCTCCTCTGCTTCATCTATAACCAATGTATCAACATTAGCAATAGATTTTAAGTTTGCAGTCTGTACTGATGATCCTGTTTTTATACCTCTAAATATAATCTTTGAACCAGTCTGCATGTTTATTATTTCACTCTTTGTAATGTTAAAAACATCTCCAAGATTTAACATATCAATCTTATCTCTAAATTCTGGAAAGATTGATATGGCAATTGATGTCATTGTATATCTTGAAAATAAAATTGTTCTGTTATCTTCAAATGTAAGTAATAACAAATATAATGCTACTGAAAAAGATTTACCTGACCCTCTTCCTCCACTAATAACATTATATCTTGTTTTATTATCAAACAATGGTTTATACTTATCATTCAATAAAATCATTTAATCTTCTTTCTTTTTGTTTTCAAAACCTATTAGTTTAGATATATCAATAATCTTCTCTCCTCCTGATGTTATATCAATTGAATCTGTATATCCTCTCTTTCTTGCTTTATACTTCATATAAAAAAGTATTGATCTTTCTGACCCTTCTTTAATCTTCTTGAATAGTTGGTTTTCAGCAAAATCTAATGTGATTTCATTTATTATATCCACCTGTTCTCTAAAATCTGCATCCTCTCTCATATATCTATAATAAGTCTCTCTTGATACACCTACTTCTTTACAAGCTGGTGTAACTATTCCTAAACTCTTTTCTAATGCTTCTAACAACATCTTCTTGTTATCTTTATGTCTTGCCATAATTTAATTGTTTTTTTTTATTCCTTGTGATCCTAACCAACTTCCTGTTAAATAGTTTTTTACATAATAATTATTTGTATCTATCATGCTCTACTATTTAATTTTATTTCTGTATGTTTTGTTTTTGTTGTGTTTATACTACAATACATAGGATATTTATTTATTAAATAAATTGCGCTATCTGTTACTCTTTCATCTGTTCTTGTTACTTGCATTCCACCTGGTTCTTTATAATATGCTGTTTTAGGTGCATACATGTTTAATCTAACTACTTTCTTAAATCTATTAAAATACTTTATTGTTCTTTCATAATCTTCCTTATCCTCTAATGTTATCTCTAATGATTTGTGTTTATCTATAACCTGGCCCCAAAAACAACCAACAATATACTTCAAGTTTGTTGATACTTTATAATCCATATAAAAACCATTATTTACAGCACATATTCCAAACAATTTTGTTTTATTCTTTCTACATTCTGTAAATCCTTCCTTAACAAGTTCTTCTAAATCTGTAAATAAGATTGTTCCTTTACCACTTTTGATATAAACACCCTCAACATCATCATCTATATTTAATATAAACTTTCCTTCCTCATAATAATTTGTAATAAAGTTTCTTTGTGCCATAAGTGTAGGCACACCTAAAATTATATTTACTCCCAAGCCTTCTAAACTTTTTTCATAAACTAATTTTTCTTCTTTATCTGCCACAAAAACATCTACTATACTTGGATTTATCTTACAAGCTTCTAATACATAGTTTAATGTTTTTTCCTTTATTGTCTGTTCTCTTTTGTAAGAGGGTATTGCTATTCTATATTCCATATTATTTCTTTGTTTTATTTGGATTTAATCCTTTCAATGTTGTTCTGTTCTTTGCAATATACATCTCTTCTTCTGCTGAGCCACAATCAATCATATTCTCTCTATAATACATAACTAAACTAATTCTTGATGCATCTTCTGTCAGTTTTTTTATTGGTGTGTTTCCATGTGCTTGATGAACATCTGTAAATAAAAGGTCTTGGTTCTGCATATCAATTGCTACTCCCCATTTAACTAAAACAAAATAACCACCTAAATACTTTCCTTTTCTCATAACTGCAAGATTACCAAATGCATCTTTCAAATCACCTTTATCTGTATGCACTGCAGTCTGCCAGTTCTTATTTACTGTTACTGTTGTAAATACTGTATCACCTATAATAAAATCACTACTGGTTTTTTGTATATAACTATTCTGTAATTCCCATTTCTCTGGTATAAGTTCTTTATATTGTTTTGATATAAAATCTATAATAGGATAACATAACTTAAACTTCTTAAACTTCTGTGCTGTATAAGCAGTCATTCTACAATAAGGTGCTCTCATAGTTCTATCATAAAACCCTATGATACCACTTTTTACTGGTGCTGCTACTCTTGTCTTACTTATTGTTCCATCCTTCAATACTCTGTTATATCCTGTTTTTCCATTATCATTCTTACCAGCACTAACTCCTCTATTACTTGTTGGTGTTGCTGCTTCATTAAAAGCCTCATATGATGTTACAATCATTTCTCTTGGTATAACTCCTTTTCTAAACTTAGCAAGTAACATTCCTGTTTCTTCACAATAAACATCTGCATCATAGTTTATTAAAATGTTGTAATCTTTATCTCCTAACAATTCACCTAAAAAACTATCTGCTTTCTTATCATCCATAATTGGTTTAACCTTAACTATCTTAACCATTTTACTCTACATTGTTTTTTATTAAAGATATAAATACTTCCTCTAAACTCATATCTTTATACTTCTCTTTAATCATTCCTAATACTTCTTCTTTCTCTGCTTTTGTATAAAATAAATATACTGCTTTCTTCTTACTAAAATTACTATCATTCACTACTGGTGTGTTTCCATCTGGTGTTTTTGGTGCTGGTGTTTTCTCTTCTTTATTCAACTCCTTATACCATACTGGTGGTGTTAAACCCCAGTCTGTCAATTCTTCATATTTGTAATCTTCACTCAAATTGACCCAAGACCATTCACCATAAGCAAGATTATCTTTAATCAAAAACTCATATTCTTTATCCTCTTGATTAAAAACAACTATCTCTACTTCCTTATATCCTAATTCTTTTAAAGCCATATACCTCATATTACCTCCAATTATATCCATATTCTCATTTACTACAATTGGTCTAACTGCCATCATTTCTGGAAAGTCCTTAATTGATTTCTTTAATTGTTCTAACTTATATTGGTTGAACTCTCTTGGGTTTTTCTGTGTTGGTTTAATCTCATTTATATCTACTAACATATATCTTATTTATTTTTTAACATTGTTTTAAAAGCATCACTTATATTCTTTGTTCCTGTGTTTCTAATAACCT